ATCGACAATCAAGTCGATCATGCTGTCTACGTTCCACAGCTCTTTCAGTTTCTTCTTTGTTCTCTTGAACACTACTCTTCTACTAATCCTATTGATACCATCTTACCATTAATATCTTGAACTTTCAATGTACCTTGCGCGCAAGAATATCTTCCCGATTCACCTAGGTTTCTTGCAATTTCTCGTTTTGCTTTCAAGCAATCAGATAGTGAGTCCTTTGGAGTGTATTCCTGTGCATCTCCATCTATAAACAAAAATAGCACAAAGCCTTTAAATATCTCTATCATGCTAATTACTCCCTCTCGCTTTAATAGCGTCGATTCTTTCTTCTAGTTTACTTATTCGTTTTTCATAAAAATCTAATGTAAGTTTTTGCTGCTGATCGTACGGTGCATTACCACTTTCAATATCAGTTATCATTTTATCGAGCTGACCTGATAAGTGTTCTATTAACATAAACTGCTCATTGTCAGCTGGTAACGATCCCATCTCACCACGTGGCCACTTAATTCTAAATTCTGTGTTCTTTTCTAAGTCAGTAGCCATTAGCGTTATATTAGTTTCAACATTATTCAACCGTTCGAGAAGTCCAAAGTATGCCCATGTACCAACAGCTACTGCAGCGATAATCGTAATGACATTACGTAACGGTGTCGCAATTACTGTATCTTCACTTATGTTTGCTTTTACCATAGTATATTTCTCTCATCATTTCCTTTATGATTATTTATAAACTATCATTCTAAACAATAGTGACAATAATTTGTCAATTTATTGCTGTCAAATTTTTGACAAATAAAATGAGGGCTAACCATGGCCCCCGACGTGCTTATTGAGTAGCAACCCTATACTTAGTTTAGAATGAGAATGAAATACCTACTTCGATATCATCCATTCGTTCAGCTTCTAGATCGTAACCTGTTTCAGCAAAGACTTTGGAGCTTAGACCCCACATTGTCATGCCATACTCTGCGCCAACGTCTAGAGTTGGTAATTCATCATTATTTAATGTGAATTCGTTTTCATACAGAATGAAATCCATTTCTGCTGATAATGATACACCTGATAAGTCATAACCGACTCCTGGTGTTAACGTCGCTGTCATTGTTTCTGTATCAATGTTGTAGCGATTGTCTAATTCAGCACCTATTGAGATGCCTGTTGCTCCGATTTCAGCTGCTTCTGCTTCAGTCGTTGCCATGCAAGCTGTAAGTAGTAGTGCTGTTGTTGCCGCTGCTGCTGCAAGTTTCATTTTTATTTTCCTCTATTAGAAATTATTTACGATTCCAGATTTCATATAGAACCCAAACTGAGATCAGCCCCATGACGCCTTCAGCGCCGAGTCCAGCTAACATTGCTGTTACATTGTCAACTACACTCATACCTTCAGGCATGAATGGCATAGCACTTAGTCCTAGTATTTCTAGGATGATCGCTAATGCAGCAACACTAAGTCCTACATCAGCTAAGGCGCCTGCCCATGATTTCACTTTGTTTAAAGTTTCCATAATTGTCTCCTTACTTTTATGGTACCACTTTCCTGTTGCTAAGCAAGTGGCCAGCTCCCTGTGATTATGCAGCTAGTGCAAATCCAGAAGGTGCAAAGTTATCGTTTGCGTTTATGTTTTATAGACTCAAACACCAGTCGATCCTATTTCACCCCCATCAAAAACACACTACTTAGAATCTAAAACTTCTTTACATTTACTTGATGCATAAGTTTCAAACCAACGAGGAACAAAGGCATGTACGAAGCATGCATATGCTGCTTTTTCCAACTGCCAAGAAATCCACAAAGCTCGTTTGAAATGCTGCCAGCGTGACATGCCAGCTTCTTCTACGTGTAATTTACATTTCTTACTAATCATGTTTTTCCTTAATGTGTTTTTGGTGGAGGTGCCGGGTACCGCCCCCGGGTCCTGTATATCCTCTAACGTCTATGGGGTTATTTAACCACATGTCGCAGAGAAAGTAAATAGCTTTTCACGATATTCTTTGACCGTGATATTATTATCACTTTCCCTTTATCATCATATACGATGAATTTACTCTTCTTCTTGAGTATCGTGAATGTGTAATTGGATAAGGGCATAGTGTAATACCTTCATCAAATCTTTACGAGCATCAGTATGACTTCCTTTTTTGCCATAACGCTGAGCATACTTTAGAACATTGCCAATACAGAAGCCAGTGCCATGGCCTCCGTCAATGATGAATTCTGTTGCTTGAAACTTATCTTTAGCATAATGTTGTTCATATGTTTTATCAATGTACATCTGAAACTCATCAATTAAATTACCTTCGTTAAATTTATAATCAACCATGTCGTAGTCATTTAAATCCAATGTGAATGATCCTGTATCAACTTCAATTGTTGTTTTATTTTTATCTCTAAGATTTATTATGTTTTCGTCTTTTGCCATATCCAAGTCTCCTCATTATTTTCATTCTTTGGTGGTAGTGCATTCTTGGCCACTTACTTATTTCATCTACTGTTCGACCGCAGCCGACGCATTTTCTTGTTTCTTTATCAATTCGACATATCTGTACGCACGGTGTTACGTACATCAATCCCACCTACCAGTCCAGACATAGAAAACATGTAGTCCAATAATTTTGCTTACGCTCAAAGACTTTTCTTTATTCCAAAATGGATCTACATAATTAGCGTGATAAAATGTAGCTCCTTGTGATGGATCAATAGTGTTACCTATCATGACGTCACGTGCAATAACCATAGCTCTATCCCAAGCACGCTTTTCTTTAGGCGTATGGTCTTTTACAAGAAACGTCCAACTGAATTGTTTGTACTGATAAACAACGTCACATATAGTGTCAGGGAATTTTTCGTGATCAGCACGATTCATAGTTACGTGTGCCACTGCAATTTGACCTTCTATCCTCTCGCTACGTGCTTCGTGATAAATGTTCATTGCTAGACAGTTTTGCTGTTTTGGATCTACTTCGGGTAGACCCAGCATAGCGATGCTAAATAAGCCTGCTGTTATACTCATAGTGATTAACCCACTTGTTATGGTAATAAATCTTGTCATTAGTATTTATTATAGCCCGATATTCCTCTTTCATGTACCATTCTATACTATTTCTTTGCAAATGTAAAGGAAAAAGTTTTGTTTGTTTTCAATAAGATACGCTTTTTTATAAATATATACGAAGGGAAACTGCTATGATAGATCCAATAAGCGCTATCGGTATGGCTACCGCTGCATATAATGGCATTAAGAAAGCTGTTGCAACAGGAAGAGAATTACATGACATGGCTGGCACACTACAAAAGTGGGCTACCTCGATGTCTGACTTAGATTTTGCTCATAAACAGGCGCAGAATCCTCCGTTGTTTAAGAAAATGTTTGGTGCAAGTCAGATAGAACAGAACGCATTAGAAGTCTGGGGCCATAAACAAAAGGCCAAAGAGATGCGTGAAGAAATGAAAACACATATTAGTTTTTATTATGGTCCGTCTGCTTGGGATGAGATTGTAAAAATAGAAGGTGATATGAGAAAGAAACGAAAAGAAGCTGTGTATGCAGCAGAAGAACGTAAGCAGTTAATATTAGAATGGATAGTAGGAATTACTGTAGGCGCTGCTGTTCTCGGCGTCATGGTTTTTATAGTTTGGATTATAGGTTCAACACAAGGGAAATGGTAAATGTGGGTATTGCTATGGGTACAATTAATGGCAACACAAAATGTCAATCACTTTCATATTGGTAACTTTTCAAAAGAAACAGATTGCACTGCAGCTATGAGCGCAGCAGCTGTATTGGTTACTAGTAAGAATGAAAGCGTTGCATGCTTGTACGTAGACATTAATGACATTAGAAACTAAATAAAAGCCTCTAAAGTATTAGGAGCTTTTTCAATATTGTATGATTGAGTCTTGTTATCTTGCAAGATATATTCTGCTTCGACCATTTGCAAGTCACCTCCCAAGAATCCTTTTACATTTTCTGCCATGTCCATTGCTGTCGTAACGGGTACGTTCTGACATATCATATTTAAGTTCTTTAGTCCTCCTTGTAATATAAAGTCTTTTGGCATCTTCATTATGTCTAATGCTTCACGAGTATTTATATAACGATCTTCATCAGGGTGGCATAAGGTATGAGGGAAGTGGCCAACAAAAGCACCTATACGATCTTTTCCTATCTCAGTCATCTTTCTCATTATGTTTCCACCGGCCGATAACTTATCAAACATATAGTTACACTTCTCAGAAAGCTTCTGGTGACCTCTTTCTGCCATCCAAACGCCAACATCCTTATAAGATACACCTTTATCTTCAATGTAGTGTAAAGGATTCGTAGTCTTTTCAATCTGTTGAAAGAACTCAGGGTGAGTAATTCCACCGTGCATTTCTTCTAATATGTATTGATAGTAAGGGTTGTCCGAAGGTTTCTGCTTGCTGTTTACTTGTTCAAACATTGGATCTGGTTCATTGGTA